CGTTGCAAATGCTGCTTCAACGTCCATGATGCTCTTTAGACCATGTGGTTCTGCACCAAATGAGTCGTCCGTTGCGTGAACGGCTACTGGTACTGCAGTTACTACAACGTCACCAGTGGTCGTGGTAACGCTTGAGTCAAGGGTCAAAGTTGCCGTATCACCTGAAAGGCTGATGTTGGTAATAACCCTCTTACCTCTTAGCGTTACACCGTCTGAGCTACGGAATGATACCGTATCACCGATGGTTAGGTGAAGGTTACCAGGACCTGAGGCAGAGATACCATATGGGCTATCTACCGTCTGAGTCGCTGATGCAACACCTGAGGTGACCAATGCGCGGATACCAAGAGAGTCAGATTGAAGAATTCTCTCCTGTTCCAACTGCCATTGATCCATGATATCTTCGATGATTTTCTTAGCGGTGCTAATGTAGCTACCGCGAGTAGAGCTATTGGCCTTTAGCGCCAAACCATCAACCTGTGCCTTAGCATAGGTTCTGGCAACGCTCAAGCGGCCTTGCTTTTCCTTAGCAACGCGGGATTCAGGCAATGCACCGATGGTGCTTGAAGTGAATCCACCTCTGCGGTCTACCTTAACGTCGAAAAATAGGTCATTACCCGCATAGGTAACGTGCTCTGGGCCAAGCTTGCGCGCGTTGGCCAAAAGAACTGTGTTGATTGGGAATATCTTTTTCCTGATCGGAAGATAGATATTTTGGAGCACTCCGGTGAAGTCCTGCAATGCAATTGGGTCGGCCAAAGGAATATCCTCGTTTAGTTAATATTTACGTTCAGCATTTTCATTGCGTTCAAATCGTTTTATCCAATTATGGTTGGCGCAAAGGAGTTGATAATCTTCTGGATGTTTAAGTACCCTACGGTAAACGCCGCCGCGTCCACCCAGCTTTTTATGTTCCTGTACGCCACCTCCGTGGATATGATCTACTTGCAATGCTCGTTCGTCTGCCCAATCACACCTTACGCATTTGCCGCCTAGCAGAGCAAGGACTGCGAGTCTAAGTCGTCTTTGAGTGCGTCTAGCAGCCAAAGCTCCTACTCGTTTCCCTTTTTCTGTGGCTTTATACTTCTTTTCGGCTTTAGCGTGCGTTGCCCGCATTTGTTTATACGCCCGAGAGCCCTTTTGGGCCTTAATTCGGTGATAACGTTTTAATTGTGGGCTACGTTTTTCAGGTGGAATCGTTGCGGCGGACATACGAGTTCCTAGTTTCGAGTTTTTACTTCATACCGATATGCTTAAAAGGAGGGAGCTAGCGGATCGGTTAGCCGGATAGCTGCATTGACTCGAATAGGACATAGCTGTTTGGCAGGATATGACTTTCGACAGGTTATAATATACAGAATTATGTATCAAAAGTCAAGGGGTATATCGGTTTAGATATAAGCGACAGGGGGTGACATGTGAAGTAGTTTATCACTGTCACCCCTCCAGGTTATGGATTACCAAGGACTTATCTAGGGTAAGGGGGGTGACATGACAAGGGTCCTATATATCTATAGGACCTATTGTCCATGTCGTATTATTTATTTGTCACCCCTATGGGACTAAGCATAATATTGACTATATAGCTATATAGACTATATTAAGGTATGGTCCTTATTGCCCTAGGTATCTTTGTTCTTGATGGATTAATCACCTTTCTGAACATTAAAGAACGGGATGTTTGGTTATTAGGAAAGGTGACTCAAACGGTTCTTTTGGATGGATTTACCACCTTGGCCATTGGGGTAAGTATCTGTGTATTTGTTGAATATACCTGGATTATGATAATTCCATCAGTAACCGGCTCTATGCTCGGGAGGTACTTGGCTTGGAAACTTTAACCTGTTCTAAGGGGCATAGGTTCCAGGTGGAATTTACCCTTGAAGATAAGGTTATAGCTGCAATTTCTCCTTGTGTATCTGAGGGATGTACCGGGGTAGTTGTGCTTAAACGTAAGCCACTTGACATTTCTAAGATATAGTGTTATAATAAGGTAGCAGCAATTACGGGATTTTAGGGAGCGGTCACCCTCCCTGTTTTGGAAACAGGGTAACTCGTTGGTTCGAATCCAGCAATCCCGACTGGCTTTAACGTAGTAATGCCAAGATCACTGACACGCACGAAAATCACTAAGCAGTTAGAGTCGGTTATTACGTTATATCTGTTGTTGGCGAATTGGTCAACGCGGTCGTCTGCAAAACGACTATTAGATGGTTCGATTCCATCACAACAGTTTCATGGTGATACTGGTGTAAACGGCGAACATTCCGGCCTGTGAAGCCGGAGTTTTGGGTTCGAATCCCAAGTTTCACCCTTTTGCCTGTCTCGTCCACTGGCTAGGACATGAGGCTTTCAACCTCAAGAAGCGGGGTCGGAACCCGCGATGGGTACTTCGCGCCAAGTACGCTCTTGGCAATGTCACGGGGAGACTTATGAACCAGGGTCGCGCCTGGACCCCAATGCAAGCGTGGTATAAAGGTTGTGCCCCTGCCTTCCAAGCAGGAGTATGCAGGTTCGAGTCCTGTCACTTGCTTACCGTGAGTCACCAAGTTTGATCCTCACGTTAAATCAAACCTTGGTTCCATGCATTAGTATTTCAGCGGTAGAATATCTCGTTGCCAACGAGAAGGTCGCGGGTTCAAATCCCGCCTAATGCTCTAAGCACTTCATAGCTCGCTCGCCTAACGGTATGGCGTCTGTCCTACACACTTGACAAATACACTGTAACAGGTTATATTTGTTTATGGCTCTTAAAGGCAAGGCGCGTAGAGATTATCAACGTAAATGGCGAAAACAGGCTTCTCCAGAACTGTTGAAAAGGCAGTATGATCGTAGTCAACAAAGACGGAAAGAAATTGCCGCTTGGCTTAAAGATTATAAACGAGAACGGAAATGTGCTCGTTGCCTTGAATCCCGTTGGGCTTGTCTAGACTTTCATCATCGGAATCCAGGAGAAAAAAGCTTTTTAGTGAATAGTGCCACTATTTATCAAAAAGGTTATGGTAAAAAGAAGTTACTTGAAGAAATAGCTAAATGTGATTTAATTTGCAGCAATTGTCATAGAGTAGAACATCACGGCTCTTGAGTAGGCTGGTAATACAGATGGCTTACATCCATCAAGAAAAGGTTCGATTCCTTTAGGGGCCATATTGGTCGATGGCGAAACGGTTATCGCATCCGCCTTTTAAGCGGTAAGTTCTGGGTTCGAATCCCAGTCGTCCAACTGATGTTGCATCCGTGCGTAATGAAAGTTGTCGGTTCCAAGCACGTTAACTATCGTGAACTGTCGCGCCGCAGAGTGGACTGGAAGTAGTGCCAGCTTGGGCTCATAACTCAAACGATACGGGTGCAAGTCCCGTCTCTGCTACTAAGTCATTATCGTCCAAAGGTAAGGACGCTTGGTTCTCAACCAAGTAATCAGGGTCCGAGTCCCTGTAGTGACACTTTGCTCTATTGGCGAAATTGGCAAACGCGCAGGACTTAAACCCCTGTGCCTAGCGGCTTATAGGTTCGAGTCCTATATGGAGCACTAGGTTGTCTTGGTGGAATGGCATACACGGTAGTCTCAAAAACTACTTTTTCTGGGTTCGAGTCCCAGAGACAACATTGTGACAACGCGGCCTGCTACGTTCTTCAGTTAGCTATTCGCGATGATGCTCGACTGAGAGGAGCAACGGAAGGCTTATTGGCCAAGCGTTGTCATTTGTCGAATCGGCGCGAACGGACGCGCACCGCACTTGTAATGCGGAAGGGAAGTGGTTCGATTCCACTATTCGGCTCTTTGGCTGTTGAAGTGTTGATGGATGCACGGTACCTTGGTAAGGTACAAGGTTTGGATCGTTACCAAACTACAGCTTATTGACATATAAGTCATATTGACTATATTGAAGTATACGCATCACTGGTGCAATCGGTAGACACACCAGTCTTAGAAACTGGCTCTTGTAGGTTCGAATCCTACGTGGTGCATTGTTTGGGGTTAAGAACGTTGTGGTTCGCAGGAAGTGAGGGATGGCTCACCCTCCTAGGAAATCAGAAGTACACAACTACGATGGGTTCCTAGTAAGATTGCCCTTCTGACCCCAATATGGATCGCAAGCTTTAATGGTGAAGCAGTAGGCTCTTACCCTACAGAACTAGGATCGTTACCTAGGCGTTCCACTATGATTAGATTTGGTATTGAACGTCATGCAATACTTGGAGCAGAGGCTCTTGGCGGCGGGTTATTTGTTGACAATAAACTAATTGCATACGTTTCAAAAGTTGAAAATGTATCACAGGAAGAATTTGAAGATTTACTAGGTCGGTTAGCACAACTAGTTACTGCAAGCGCCTGATACGCGCGAGACTCTAGGTGCAAATCCTAGACTGACCACTATAGACAACTGGACTTCCGAATCTGTGACCTAGGCACTCCGGGGACGGAACGAACTTGCCTCGAACAAGGTAGCAGTAATCCTCTGCGAATGTTGTCTATTTGCCTTAGTACGTCAGTGGCAGACCACTTGTTTCGTAAACAAGTCGCGGTGGTTCGATTCCACCCTTTGGCTCTAGTCGGCGCAAGTTTCATCAGCCACCGGACGCGGTGCAGAAACCTATACGCTGACTTTTCGTGGGGTTTGAACATTGGAAGGTCACGCTGACTGTAAATCAGCCGAGGTTTCCTCCTTGTACGTTCGACTCGTACCTCCACGACTTTGGAAGATTGCTAGAGCGGTAATAGGCCCGGTTGCTAACCGGGAGCCGGGGCAATCCCGCACACGTTCGATCCGTGTATCTTCCGTTATGCCTGTTAAGAATGGTAGATGTAATAAAGGTTTAGGACATTTTGGGGATGATGTTATAAGATTGCAAAAGGCAATTGAATACTTATCCCAATAAATATGCAGCGCATGGCCCGTGAAAACACCGGCTGTTGAAGCTAGACTAGACAGTTGAAATCGGCAAGCGCGGCGTGGACGTTTGGGTGAGTTGTCCTTAAATTAATGCCCATTGGATAGCTGGCAGAATGGCTATTGCACCAGTCTTGAAAACTGGCAAGGGGTAAAACCTGTGTGGGTTCGAGTCCTACGCTATCCGCCTATCTTAAGTTAGTACCATCTGGTCGTGTTAACGGATGACATCTGGGTTTCTACCCCAGCAGTGAGTGTTCGAATCACTCCGACCGGACTTAGCTCCTTGTAGTACAACGGATAGTACGTGGGTTTCCTAAACCTGCGATACAGGTTCGATTCCTGTCGAGGAGACTTTTATTGGCGTATAGCTCAATTGGTCAGAGCAGGGAGCTTATATCTCTCAGATGCGGGTTCAAGTCCCGATATGCCGACTTTGCGATTTTAAAGGAGTGGCCGTCCTTGCCTCCCTGTCACGGAGGACAACATGGGTTCGAATCCCATAAGTCGCGCTTTGCCGTGCTGGTGTAACTGGTGAGCACGACGGTCTGAAGAACCGTATGTTAGGGTTCAATTCCCTGGAACGGCACTTTATTCGGCTTTAAGCTAACGGAAAGACGCGCTCGCTTCGAACGAGTGAGTATGGGTTCGACTCCCATAGGCCGGATTATGCAAGGATTGAATTGTCCGAAATGTCATAAGCCTAGTATCTGGTTCAGTACGTACAATGAATGGCAGTATTATTGTACCGAACATGGGCGATTTAACCGTCTTGGACAAATCCAAGACCCACATACGCTAGAAGCTGAACTGGATCAGCATTTCCCTGCGAAGGAAACGGTTGAGCGTTCGAATCGCTCGTAGCGTACTTATTGTCCTATAGTTTAACGGCAGAATGCTTGGCTCTGAACCAAGAGATAGTGGTTCGAATCCACTGTGGACAACTGTTACTGTGAGGAACGCTACCGGGTAAGCGAAAGCGACAACTGGACTATACAATCACAGCGAGGGCCGCGCCTCAGACAACGCGGGACATTGGAGTATAGCCTAACCGGCAAGGCGCTCGGCTGTTACCCGAGATTGAATGGGGGTTCGAAGCCCTCTGCTCCAGCTTGATTTAACCATTCGACCTGTAGCGGAGGCCCACCCCTCCGAGGAAGTTCGCGACAGCAATGGGGAGGTTCGGCGCGAGATGGTACACTCGTTAAATAGACCCGCCAAACTGCAATGCTGCAACCCAAACAGTGGATTGCTTGACCCTAGAGAACCACGGGTTGGGGCTTAGACAGATTACAGGATAGAACAGAATCGCGGCTATGGGATGGTTAAGTCAAATGGGCTTGGTAAGCTCTGGGGTCTTGACAAAGGTAAGCGGTGGTGTTATACTTACTCATGCCTTATAAAGACCCGATTAAACAAAGCAAAGCTGCTTCTAAAAATAGACGCAAAGCGGTATTAGCTAATAAAGAACGAATAAAACAATTAAAAGAATCTACCCCTTGTGTAGATTGTCAAGTACAGTACCCATATTATGTGATGGACTTCGATCACATTAAATCGGCGTCAAAACGGGGTAGGCGTAGCTTTGCAGATTTTGTAAATCGTGGTTGGAGTTGGGAAAGGCTTTTAACAGAGATTAGCAAGTGCGATATTGTCTGTTCTAATTGTCACAGAATTCGCACACAGAAACGTCTGGGCGGTTAGCTCAATCGGGGGAGCAACTCGTTTGCACCGAGAAGGATTGGGGTTCGAATCCCCAACTGTCCACTTATGCGTGATTGGTCTACGGGGTGTTATTGCGGATTACGTTTTACTGAACTAATGCAATACGTGGATCATTTAAAGATTCACCCGATTAAATGCAAATGTACTCAGTGGTTTTACAATATTCAAGATTGGCTAAGTCACATTTGCCGTAGGTTACCACAGCACGATCATTAAATAGCTTGCATGTCCACCGGGCGGACAGTCGTCTCCAAAACGACCAACGATAGGGTTCGATTCCTTAGCAGGCTGTATCTTCCGTTAGTTGATTAGTGCGCGTCATTCCGACAGCTAGGAACTGACTTATGCTCGGCTGAATTAACGGAATTATTGCAGGATTACAATGTCGGCATTTGTACCTGGACTTTGAATCCACGGCTTCGTAGGTTCGACTCCTACACCTGCAACTTATGAGTAATGGTAAAGGAAGTACCCCCCGCCCGTTAAGTGTATCCAAAAAACAGTTTGACGAGAACTGGCTACGTACCTTTGGCAGACTTCCGAATAATGAGGAAGTACCACAAGATCAGGATGATCCTAGGTATAAGGATTGGCGTAGTGCTTATGAAGCTGATAAACGGAGAGGTAAGGGGTATCGTGGGAAAGGTTAGGATACTTCCATTAGTACTAATGGTGCTAGGTTGCTATGGACCAATGTACCAACGGCCCTTGGCGGGTGATGTAGATACTAAGCCAGCAGATAGAGTTTATGAGTATACTAGCGAATCTGCTTGGCAACGATCTGGTTATTGGCGCTTGACTGACGAGCCGGGAGTTTGGCCCTGGTTCATAGTTATCACCGGGAACTTAGGTTGTCCTAGCTGGGATCATGAACTGCGGGTTCCGGCTAGAGGTGAGCAATACCATTGCAAAACTGGTTGGAGAGTTCATAGACCCTAATGGACTGGAGTGGTTTAGCCACCGCGATAATCGCGCTCTCAGTGGCGATAGGGTCGGATAGGTATAACAACCGGGAAAATCCATTTGGTCCCATTGGCTCTAGTGCCTATGTTTGGATAGTGAATCCCACCAGTGATAGTTTGGAAGTTACCGCCAATGCGCCCAAAGTTGATACTGCCCACCGGGTCATTGGTGTAGTTCCTCCCTGTGATAGTATAATCCTCCGGTTACCATATACAGACACTAAGGTCTATTTGACTTTAGGCACGTTGCCCTTGGGTACCGTGGAGCCTAAGCGCCCTGGCGTGTATCGTGTTAGCCATTAAGCGTTGTGTCGGTTGTCCTGGTCAATCCCACTCTACTGATGGTCCTACCCTTTGTGATAACCCTCTAGAGGACTGTCATAAGTTCTGCCCGACTGATAGCCCCCATCAGTTTACCTTAACTATCGGCCCTATAAAAACCTCTCACCAAGTCATGTGCCCTGGACGTAATGGTTGTGGTTACATATTTCCATATGAACCATTGCCCTATAACTCCCCTGTTTACTGTGTGTTATGCGGCAATGTGTTTATTGTCCGGGGAATTAAGTAAGAAATTGTAGCAATCTTCTGTAACACCCTTCCTAAGTTCAATAACCCCAACTAGTTGTAACGATAATTTGCATAGCGATGTGTGTCTCCATTAAACCGTCGCATAAATATGCAAAGGACCGAATACTTATTCATAGTGATTGTATATTTATGCATCATTCCGCACGATCCGTGCTCACTGCGTGCATAAGTATTCACTGCAATGCATAACTTTTGCATAATATACATTGCGCCATAAAGTACTTTGTGAATTAATTCACATACTGTGAGTGAGTGCTCACTTCGAACGCCCGTTCTAAAAACTCCTGACACTACCGTTACATTAGTTTCGGCTTCCATTCGCCTATGTACCTTGCCTTAACTGTGCTCATTAGCTACCGTTAGGGCGTAGCCACCATAGGCTACCAACGCAGCTAGCGTGTCACGGGCCTACGCGGCCTACGCAAACTGTGGATTGTTGCCCGGCACGATTGGCGATAGGCTACGGGGCGAATGGTTCTAGGTGAGCTAGCTAGCATACGTTTGCCATCGTTACGCTAACCGGGGCAACGGGAATTGTTAGTGTTACTCTCACCTAGACGTTGGGGGCTAGACCTGAACGTCGCAGTACTAGGCGGCAACGACGGTAGCACGGTGCCTAGAACTAGTCCCTAACAACCATCCTGCCTAGCGGTCACTTCCATTAACTAACGCAGCACTAACTACAACAATGGGGTTAACGCTATGCAGATATTCGACAAGCTGTCGCCTAATCAGATTGAAGCATTAGGCAAGCCTTGCAAAAAGTGTAATGACGGTACGTACATTGAACGGCATGGGCGTTATGGCCCGTGGGTTCAATGTTCTAACTGGAATTGCAAGGCTAAGGTCTACCGCCCGCGTGGTTCTTACGTTGCGCGTGGGACGGTAGAGACGGGTCAGCAAACGACGTTCATTAACACGACGGACCCAGTGGAGACTAAGCCACAGGTTGCGGTAGATATGAAAGCAATTGAAAACGCAGTAGCCGCAATCATCGGTCGTGACGCTAACAAAGCCTTGAACGAGATTCTAGAGGCTAAGCTAGCTGAGCGCGGTGATAAGATTGACCGCGCAGCAACGGTCAAAGTTGACGATACGTTGCGACAGATCGAAGCCAATGCAACGGCAGTCTTGAGCGTAGTCACGGAAGGGCTTGAGAGACTGAAAGCCTCACAGCCAACAGTCTTCAAGGTTGTGCAGCTTGACGGCAACGTGGTTGAAGTGAAAGACGGTCACTACCTGTTGCCACGTCTAGTCAAGTTGGTAGGGGCTGGCTTGAACGTGTACCCATGGGGTCCGGCGGGGTCTGGCAAAACGACCGCAGGTTTCCATGCGTTCAAGGCATTGGGTCTAGAGTCTGAGCTTGACACGCTGGACCCAACAACGTTTCGGAGTATGATGCAAGGGTATATGACTCCGAGCGGTGAGCCGGTGCATACGTCGTTTACACGTTGCTGGACCCAAGGCAAAGGGTACATTGCAGATGAAATAGACAATGCGCCCGGCCATGTGCAGACATTGCTTAACAGTGCGTTGGCGAATGGTCACGCACCGTTGGCTTGGGGAAACGTTGAACGTAAGCCGGGTTTTGGTTTCATCGGAACAGGAAATACTCCGGGTAGGCCGACTAGAGAATTTCCCGACCGTAAGCCAATGTCTGCAGCTTTTGCAGATAGGTTGTATTTCATGCATTGGCCATTAGACCCGGCCATTGAGTGTAGGGCTGGTGGCTTGCCCATTCCGCCAAGGTCTGAGGCTAAGGCGACAACGTGCGACCCGGCTACATGGGTTACCTTTGTACGCAAGCTGCGGGAATGGGCATCGGTCAATATGCCTACGCTTATGGTTACTCCAAGGGCATCACTGACGGGTCTGCAAGCCTTGGCGCTAGGTGAATCACCGCTAGACGTTGCTCACGGGCTTATTTTCCGTGGCGCTGACAGTGAGATGGTGGCTAAAGCTCTCAACGCGGTCAAGCTGCCGTGAGGTTCAATTCACTGCATGAAATGGTTTCATATGTCGAAAGCTTGCCGTATGACGAAACGACGTATGACGAAACTAATGCATGGGCTGGCGGCAGTCACGATGATGCGGCTAAGCTTGCAACATGGGGCTGGCCGAAAGGGGCTAAGTTGGCCAGTGAAAAAGCTACAAGGATAGCTGATAGATTGGTTACCGCTACAGGTTCTTCAGTCTACCAGTCTATTGAGTATGACGTTATTGGCGCTGCGTATGATGCTGGCGCCGTGGCGTTGGGTATTCCGGAAGCATGGGGAGTCCTGGCCCCACAGACTGCGAAACGGGCGGTTAGGATAGTTCTTAACTGTACTGTTAGCGGTGGAATACCAGCTAGTGCGATTACTGCTAGAGGCTTAGCGGTTTGCGCATTGGCTCTAGCGTTACAGGCTAGGGGCTATCCGGTCACAATAGACGTGTTCCAAAGCAGTGGCGGTAAGGGTCGTAATGGCAATCAGATTGAAGACGACCTGTTGCGCGTAGCTGACGCGACGACAGGCTCACAGCTAGACCTTGACCGTGTAGTATATGCCCTAGCACATCCCACGTTGTTTAGGCGGCTATTCCGGGCCGTGACCAATGGTGTACGGTCCAATGGCCACAGCGCCAAGACGACTAAATGGGACGTTAGTTACGTAGCTGATAACCAACAGCCAGAGGACGGGGAAAAGATAGACCTGTTCCTTGGTGGCGCGCACTTGTACCACGTACAACGTTGGCAGGATGGGGGCGAGGCTTGGGTCATTCAAGAGTACTTACGCCAAACGGGGGCCTAACTGGCCCCCCAAAGGAGTTACCGTGTTACTTCCGTTGAAAGTACTCGCGCCAGTTAACACCATTGAGCATATGGCGGACTGGCAAATGGTTGCAGTTAGCCTTGGGCTTTCGCAAGATGGTACCGACTATGCTCTAGGGGTTAGCATTCTGGTCAACCCGACCTTGGCTAAGGCTCTGCAAGAGCAAGATGTCAAAGACCCGATAAAGGTCGGGCGGCAGGTCTTAATAGCGGCTAAAGAGGCTCTAGAGGGGTTTCTAGGGCCGGATGGGGCGGTATTTGAGGAGTAGCAACAAGGGCTAGGGGTCTAACGATCCCTAGCCTTTTTTTTTTTGTGTTAAGTACAACTAGCCCCTTGACATAGCCTAGGTCTGACAGTATGATAGGGTAGGGATAGCAATAACCTGCAACAACAAGGGGGTAAGCTATGAATACTCGAAAGGATTACTGGCGGGCGGTTAGAGTCATTCGGGTCTTTACTACCGAAGATTCAACAGCAAGGGCGAATATGTCTCAGGCTTTCGTAGAGTTCTTTTCGACCGATAACCCACGCTTCGACGCCCAAAGGTTCACTGACGCGGTTAACGCCAAAGAGGAGTAGCTATGACCCGGCAAGAACAAGTTGCAAACGACAAGCGGTATGCAGATTGGCAAAAGGTTTATAACGAAGAAGTCTATGACCGAGCGACGCATTGGGGCGATGGGCATAAGAGCCCGAAGAAGAATACGCAGGATGAACAAGCGAGTGAGGGGGAGCTATGAACACGGCTGTTATCGAAAGGGTCTTAGATGTCCTAGAACATTTGACTAACGTTGTTCAGCAAGTGAACAGTCAAGTTAACCTTCTTGCAGATAGGGTTTCTAGATTGGAGCGTAAGCTATGAACGACAACGGAGAAGAAAAGCTTAGGAAGTCGGGTGCATTGCTTCCTGACGAAGGCTATGAGGAAGGTACCGGGCCGTTTAACGCAGTACCGCGTAGCCTAGGCAAGTTCTTTGTTAGGTATGACAAGGAGCATATGGGCCGTAGTGATTGGTGGACGTGTAAAGGTTGTGGAAGGTTGGTCGCCCAGCCTGGATTAGCCGGGCATTTGAATCTATGTAAATCACAGGAGGTGGATTGTGACTTCTAGCAAGATGACGACTAGGGACAAGGTTCTAGAGATTGTCATTCCTTGGCTTTGTTACATTGGACTAGTTCTACTGGCGCTGTATAGCGTGGGGGCGTTATGATCTTACGGGCGATTGTGAAGTGGTTTGTGGTGATTCTTTTTGCAGTTAACGTACCTGTGAGTATTTGGAAAGCTGGACATCCAGACAAGCCCGGTGAGGCTTGGTCACAGGCTCTCTCGGCAGTGCTTAACACACTTCTGGCCCTTGGCGTGGGGATGCTTCTATGAACGACTACCCAGAAATTGAAATCTGTTCAAGGTGCAAAGATAATACTGTCTTTGAACAGGACCCGGATACCGGCGAGTGGCTGTCGGTTTGCTGTAGTGCCTATGCAGTGAACCTTGACGAGGACTATGATCTTGGTTACCTTGAAGTAGATGACTTGTTGGACGACCCGTATGACTCGGACAGTGGTGCTCCAGAGGATGATTTACCTTTCTGAACCTAGGAGGTTCTAATGGAATTGTCTAAACACGATTCAAGACTGATTGCGGCAGCGATTACCTATGTACTGGCGATTAGTGGCAGTGGGGAAGAAGGGGCTGATGCTCTTGACCGGATTACCCGCCCCAAGAGTCGCCGGGCAATTGCCGATGCGACTACGCTTTTCGCCGCTGCGAAAGAGGGAATGACAGGCGACGAAGTTGTAAAGATGGACGGAGATACGTTCAGTGCGAACCTTGACCGTTTGCAGGCGATTGGGCGGGGATTGCTGGGGGCAGATATAGTAACCGCAGAACCAGCCCCGCCAGTTTCGGTTATGGAGCCGATTAGCTCTGATGGTAAAGTCACAGGGCCTAAGCAGTATCAGCTTTGGCTGACGCATGACGAGATTCATCTGATTCACCATGCGGTGATGTTTGCTGAGTCGGGCCTTAAGGGCGATGGGGTTGGCTTGGCCAAAGCGGCCATTGTCTACGCAGACCTGAGCGAAACGTCACTGGACCGTTTCGTGGATAAGTTTAACCAAGTGCATGAGGTGGCTAGGAAGGACGGGGAACCAGCCCCGGAAGTTAACTAATGCAAGATCGCTATGGCTGGGAATACCTACCGGGCTATGACAAGGTAGGCAATAGGCTAGTGGTGACTCATGTGATTAGCCGAGCCCGGCAGGAAAAGAAATCCTACGGCCTAAGTGGACGGCAGTGGGTTAAGTTTAGGAAGCAGGCTGGGCGGAATGTTAGGGATTTCCTTAAGCAGGCAAAGAGGGTAGATGCAAAGGTTGATTAGCCCGGTAGGCGCAACGAGCCATTGGTCAGGTGGAGTGGAAGTCTTTAACATAAATGGGGTTTCATATGTTAAAGACTCTCCACCTGACCTGGTGGTGGTTTTGCGGGATGGGAAGGAAGTCAATTTGAAAATTTATAACGGAGCAGTGGTTGTGCTTTGTCAACGGCACAAGAAGTACATGGCTAAGCGTAAACCTAGGACTAACTGCGAGGAGTGTTGGAAAGCCTATGAAACCGTTCGGTAGTGTTACTTACTGTCCAAAATGTGACGCGTATCATACTTATGCTAGACGTGAGTATGACAGTGGGGGATGGACGCAATCGACTCAAGTTGAACAGGGTAGGGATAAAGAACATATGGTTGTTACTTGCCGTTGTGGATTCACTTGGTATGAACGCCCGAAAGATTTTGTTGAAACAGTTAAGCCTAAGCAAGAACTAACTATTGAGGAGCAGGCGAAAATGGAAGTAGATACTATTGCTCCTGAAGGAATTGTATGAGCAAGCGCGAGCGTGAAGCGGAACGTAAGCTTGGGATGATGCCTAAGCTAAAGACTGGCAAGGGCCACAGTGGCGCTAGGGCGGAATACTGGTCATTGCATGACAAGCCGACGAAGAAGAAACGGCGCGGGACTGGTCTAGAGCATAGACTCCGGCGCGACGATGCGTCATTGCTCCAGAAGATTCATGCTCTTGGGGAGAAGTCGGATTTTGTAGTGATTAAGGAGAAGCCAGAGAACCTAGTACGCAACTTGGCGTATGTCCAACACCAACAGAAATTGTTTGGGGCAATCAAACGTTATGCTAAGCTTAGCTGGCCAATGATTCCTAAGCGGGTTGAGACGATCATACAGAAAACCGCATTCACCACGACGGAAAAGAGATGATTGCCCTACTGGCCCTAGTTCAATTTGTCTTACCGGCAGACACGGCTCTTTTGTATAAAGTAGCCGATAGTCAGCAGGTACCTAGGCAAGTGGCTTTGGCGGTGGCTTGGATGGAAACTAGGTCAGGGATTAAAGGTAACAACTACATTGGCCCTGGTAGGGAGCAGTGTGATAGTTTGGGGTGTCGCCGGGTCTGTCGGGAGATTGGTAGATACCAAGTTAATCCCTGTATTAGCTTTAACTTACCTGGTTGCAAGGACCTAAGAAACTACGTACAAAACATCACTTGCGGAATGGGGATTTTGCATTACCTTTACAGTAGGGATAGTAGTTGGGTAAGCGCCATTCAGCACTATAACGGTAGTGGTCCTAGGTCTAGAGAATACTTAGCCAAGGCCCTAGAGTACATTGGTTGGCTTAGCTTACGGAGGTAGGTATGGCTGGACTTTTCGATGAAGCTCCGGAAAAGAAGCCAGAGGTTCCTAAGCAGGAACCTAAGCCCAAGAGCCGACGAAAGGCTACTTTATCTAAGATACTGATTGGGTCTAAGTGATTGTTCTGGGTGTGTGGCTGAGAAACTTTTGAATGGAGAGTCAACGTGACTGATACCGGAGCGTCCGAAGCGTTGGAGCGTCTTGAGACGCTGCTCCTAAATGTGCGCGAGGAACTGGAGCGGGGCGATGTTGAAGATGCTCGCAGTTCGTTGCGCGCTGCGGTGAATGCCCTTCCGGCCATTCGTGGTGCGGTCGCGCCAGCCCCAGCCCCAGAGTCCCCGCTGAGTAGCGCATGGCTGATTGAACGGTCTCGCGCCGGCTCTGGTCCTGTTTGGTGGGCGGCGAAACAGTACGACGTATCCGTACCCGACCTATGGCACTTCTCGCCGGACTCCAATCACGCCGTTCGATTCTCGCGCCGCGAAGATGCGGAGGCGGTGATGCGGGCACTCGGCGGGTCGGTGGAACTGCATGAGTCTACCGTGCGCGTGACGGAACACATATGGTTGGGGGTCCGTGTCTCTGAGCGTCCAGCCCCGGAGGGGCCGTGGCGAATCAGCACGCAACGTCACCCCGAATATCCTGACTTCTGGTGGGTTGAGCATGGTACGGCGAAGCGTGCCTCTATCGGTCCTATCTCAACTGAGGCGGATGCTGTTGCCGTGCGCGACGCGCTAAATCGTGTGGCGGGGTCCCTGGAGCAAGCATGAACGATGAGCACCCAGCATTACTAGCAAGAGACAAGAAGTGGTGTGATGTGATCACTCGGATACTGGAAGGTCGCCCCCAACCTGACGGTACATATCTACACCTCGCGGTCTGTAGCGGTGATCGACGCCAACCCCCCGGGAGTCGCGGTATAAGTTGCTGCTGCAGGCCATCCGGCAAGCGGACACCAAATCAATGAGCTTCACTCCGCATACCATCGAAACTTTATTGACGGGAGTAATCGCGTCGTGCAGCACGCGAAGGAAGTGTTGGCTCTCGGTGGGGACTAACATTATTCACTGGCTTCGTTTAGTGTTTCATCCAAAGACTGAAAAGTGTCCCGATATGGAATGTAGTCTTTGTGCTGAACGAGATTGTCCCTTTGGTGAACCTTTGCATTATCATCATGATGGTTGCCCGTGCTGTGATATGGAGATAACTTGAGTAAAATTCAACTACCTGTAATCGTTACCCCTAGTAGGGTTGAACTGGGGCTAAGGTGCCAAAGACGTCATTCACTCGCGGATATTTTGCAAGTGGCTTCGTACTACTCCCCAAGCCTTGAGTTTGGCAGTGTTATTCATACTGGCGCGGCTAGCTGGTGGAATGACGATGGGGAAGGTAGTGCAATGGCTGCGGAGTGGAATAAGCGGTTTACCATGAACCCTAGGGTTAACCAAGGGGAGTTATCGTTAGAAATGGCCAATGCCATGATGGCTGCTTATCGCCAGAATGCAAAGTTGGCTGGGCCATTCGATGCAGAAGGCCCTTGGCAACTAGTTTCGGTAGAAGAACGAATTGAAGTTCCGTTGAGCTTAGGTTTAGTCGATGGTGAGGAGCGTAAAGCCAAGCTAAGTTTTCAAACTGACCGGGTGGTTTGGAATAAAGAGACTCAGCATCTTGTGGTTGTGGATACTAAGACTGCTGGGCGGTTGGATAAGCGTTGGGCAAGGCAGTGGGAAACTTCCTTGCAGATGAAACTTTATAAAGCTTGTGCGGTTGCTGCCTATGACATGGACCCGGCCAACGTGTCCGTAGTGGTTGAGGGAGTACTTAAGGATGTTCCTTCAACAATTCAGTATGAAGTTTGTCCTGACTGGGGCCAGAGTACTTTGGCCGAAGCAGTTAACCAAGCTAAGATCGTGGCCCTGCGGGACTATGAGCTTATTGCCGGTAGCATTGAGGGAGTTCCTAGGGATAGAAACCTAGTTGCTCAAGATGCTTTGGTTAATACTGCCGTGAACTATATGAGTTGTTATGAATATGGCGTTGAATGTCCGTTTAGGAAACTATGCACTGCTGAACCTGAGGAAAGGATTGCGATTTTAAATGGCGAATACTGGGAAATCCCGGAAGAAGATCAAGGGTACTAAAGACGTACTGGGCCAACTAGATGTATTGTTTGTCATTGATGCCACGGGGTCAATGGCACCTTACATTGAGGAGGCTAGGAAGTATGCTGGAGAAGTGGCGGTTAAGCTAGCTAAGGATAATGACCTAGACATTAGGTTCGGTGTGGTTGCTTACCGCGACCATCCGCCACAAGACAATACGTTTGTGACCACTAAGTCTGATGGGTTTGGCGATGCTGCCAGGCTCCAGGATGCTTTACGTAAGTTGAATGCGTCCGGCGGTGGGGACAGACCCGAAGCGGTATGGGACGGAGTATCTGTCGCTAGTTGGTTTGACTGGAGGGACAAGGCAGATCGTACTATTTATCTTATTGGCGACAGTCCTCCACATGGTCATGCTAGGAGCCAGAGTGAGGACAATTGGCCAAAAGGTTGTCCTTGTGGATTAACCAGTGACGAGTTAATCACTGTGCTTAAGGATAAACGGATTGAGCTAAATGCATTTTCAGTCTCTGGCCATGCTGACACTACTGCCGCGTTTGAACTGTTGACTAAGGCGACGGGTGGGGTTATTGTTAAGGCAGATAGACCAGAGGTGGTTACGACTGGATACATGGGTTCACTTGTTAGCAAGAGTGATTCAATTTCATCTAGCCGAGCAGTGTTTGATACTATGGCTGTAACTGGAATGGCATATAAACCTGCTTCCGCATCGTTAGGTTATTCTGCGGAAAAGACAGCTAAGGATTTGGAATACTTAAAGCGTAGGGGGATTAAGACTGATGACTAAATTGAACCTGTATGAAGTTTACTTTCCAGATGGTAGTGGGTTAACTACAAAATATCATGATGGCGGAGGAATAGCTTTACTTGCTGAGTCTAAGGACCTTGCTATAGCTCGGATTAAGGATGCTTTTCCTAAACTCTCTTGGGAAGGAACACAGGTTATTGAACATAGGCCAGATGCTTTACTTGTATTTCCAGATAGTGGGTGTTGTTAGTGTTGACCCATAGTGTATTACTCACGGGTGCGTCCGGGGTTGGTAAATCTACTTTAATTAGAGGAGCCCTAGAGCATTATGGCAGTGGCCTAGTTGTATTAGCCCCAGGTACTGATGAAGATATGAGCTATGTGGGTTTGTTAGATAATCCAAAGTTCAAGTTCCGGGGGTTTGATGATATTGAGTATCAGCCTACGGTCAAGGGTACTAAGGCCACTGGCCATGATGATATGATAAAATGGCTAAGGGAGAGATATGCAGAGGTTAAGTCTGATGTGGAGGCTGGTAAGCCTCCTAGGTATGCTGTGCTTGGGGTGGATACGCTTTCTGCGGTAGGACGTTTGGCGTATAACGCAACGTTGGCAAGATTTAACTTGACCGAACCACCACCAGCCATAGGAAGTTCAGGAGCCCCGTTCTATAGTTATTTACGGATTATTCTAGAATCGGGTGTGCGGGTTATGCGCGGTCTTAGAGGATTGGGTGTGCATTGGATTGTGGCCAGCCACCCCACGGAAGCGGAAACCACAGCTATACAGCAAACAGCCAACGCGCCCTCTGGATCGAAGATTATGCCGGATTTGCCGGGAGGCTTCAAGAATCAGTTACCGTCCTTCTTCACCACCGTGCTTGATGTTAACATTGGGCAGAAAGGTGTTCACTACGTCCGGTGGGGCGGGGACCAGAAGCGGGTGACTAAGAGTAGGTTGGGGGATTTAGGTGGAGACGGCAAGATTGATCTACCACCTAACGCTAAGTTAGCTTGGGAGTTACTAAGCGGTCGGATTGAAGATGCGATGGCTAGACTTGTGAATGGAAAATAGGAGGTTATATTTAGGTATGAAACCATCACCAGAGCAGCTAGAGCATTTGGTTACTTTGTGTGACCCTAATGCTAGTTTTGACTTTTCAGACGTGATTTTGGTTAGAGACACGACTGACGGTAAGCTTTATGCGTTTGAAAACCACACGTTTCCAACAGATTTCACTGAGATTAGAAACGCACAAGATTTCTTGAATTTCGTGGATGGTGTGGCTTATACAAAGTATGACCAACGCGACATTGACTCAGCGGTAGAGATTATCAAATTTATTCGACCAGAGAGCGCATAGGGTTGACGCTAGCTGGGCAGTCGTAAACTATCAGCCTGAATAGCAGGAACACTCCTAGGAGGAGTAAATAGATGCTAGATGAAAACCTGTTGGACACTGCGACGGAGTTTGACTTTTCAAACGACAGCGCGGTGGAAGTAGTTGAGGCTGTTTGGACGATTACCGAAGCAGAGGTTGAGCAGACTGAGAGTGATAATGGCAGAGGGACTCGCCATAATTTGACTTTCGAGTCTGAGGACTTCCCGTATCCGATCACGCTTCGGCAGTTTGTGGAATACACTCCGTCAGATGAATCGAAGAATACTGACTGGGTGAAGCGTTCGCGGGGTATCTTGAAGAATATCGCCAAGGCTGCTCTTGGAGAGCCGCGATATAGCCTGAATCCCGACGCTCCGAATTACATCGTAGGCCGGACGGTCAAGGCAACGACCCGTGACGGTGGCGATGGCTTTGCAACGTTGAGCAAGTTCCGCAGCGTTGAATAACTTGTAGTACGCACCAAAGGGGCTTAGGGACGACCGGACTATCCCTAGGCCCTTGTTTTCTATCTGGGAGGTTCAATGGGTTTATTCGATAATTTGTTTAGAAAAGATACTACGCAAATAACTGAAATGGCTGACTTGCTTTCTAAGCAGGTTAGCGAACGTTTAGCTTCTAAGATGCTAGATGAATTTAGCGCATTGGCAGAGGTTGAAGAAGCGACGGCTAAGGTTGTTGAGCTTACTAAGCAACTAGGTGTGCTTAGAGCAGAGAAGGATAATATCTCGGAGGGCTTCGCTCGGAAGGAGCGTGAGATTGAACATAAGGTTGGTTTGCTCCGTACTGAGATTGAAGCTGGGGAGGCTCAGAAAGAAGCACAGTATGCGCTTAGGGTCCAAGAGGCTAGGTTAGCTGCTAGAGAGGAAGGGCTTAAGGCCCGTGAGGTTGCGTTTACCGAGCGAATGGACTTTATGACCAAGAGGTTTACTGAGGAAGTTGGTTACTTGAAGGGTATGGTTGCCCAAGTTCTTGAGCGAATTCCTGATGCTGCGATCTTAGGTACTAAGGAAATTAAGTAAAATGGCCTGGTTAGATGATAGGTTGAATTTTACGTTGCGCCGTGGGCGGGAATGGATAACTGGGACTAAGCCGGTTATGCAAGATTTAAAAGACAGGGCAACTATGGCTTTGGCTGATATGCTAGCCGCGCAAGATGCACAGAAGGGCAAGACCCCAGTGGTACGTTTGCCTAATGGGGATTATATCTGGGGCAATCCGTATCAGGCGGCTAATGATGAATGGGTTAAGAATCAACAAGCACAGAAACAAGCGGCTGTTAAACAGCAGCAAGAAGCTGAGCTATACGCTAGAGGATTGTTGGGAGCAGTTGGTGGGGCTGGAGGATTAATTGCAAAAAAGTCCAACTGGTAAACTGGTAGTTCCATCCTCAGGCCCATTGGATGCAGAACTAGTGTTAATTGGTGAAAGTCCGGCGGGTGAGGAGGTTAAAGAGGGCTTACCGTTCGTTGGAAAGTCGGGCAAGCTTCTTAACAGTGCCCTACGTTCCGCTGGCATTGACCGATCTAAAGTCCGTTTAATGAACTTGGTGCCGGTACGCGCACCGGGAGATAAATTTGCTAAACACGATCCTGTTGACATCGCTTGGGGGAAAGATTTGTTTCGTAGCGAGCTTAGTCGGCTTAGCAACACTCGTATTTACGTTCCTCTGGGCAGTAATCCTACACAGTGGATATTCGGGGGTACGCTCCCAACGAACAAACGGGAAGGCAAAGGGTTCATTGAACAGTGGAGGGGGAGTGTAATCCCTTCACTTGTTCCAGCCACTTTTGACTTTCCAGAAAATTACATCATTACGAAATTACCCAGGGGAGATGGACCTGAGCTTAATAATGGTGTTATAGTTCCTACCTTCCATCCATCGGCAGTACTGCGCCAATTCACTTGGCACCCTTGGTTTATGATGGATATTAAACGGGCTGCTTCCATCTTGACCAATGGGGCTGATGCGATGAAGCTTCAGTCGCGCAGGTGGTATTGGCAAGACCCCAATGCGCTTCGTAGACTTGCCGCGTCTGGCATTGATCTTATTTCCATAGACACTGAAATGGAACCAGCCATAGTGGCTATTGCCACTGAGGACGAAGTTCATGTATTTGAGTGGAGTGAGTCATTCCGAGAGCCATTGACTCAGTTACTTACTTCCAACCGTATTCTCAAGGTGGCTCATAATTGGACCCATGACTATGCCTGGATACGGAAGAAGTTTGGAATCACTGTTGCTAGGCCAATCTTCGACACGCAGGGCGCGGCGCATATCTTAAACACTGCGCTTGAAAAGTCATTGTCTCCACACATAAGTACTAGATATACTAATTGGCCATACCACAAATGGCTAGTTAACCACGACCCATTGCTCTATTGCGGAATGGACGCAGTAGTTTCCCTAGACGCATATTGGCCCCAGGTTCAAGAGTTGATGAATCGTGGACTAATGCCCATTGCCGAGCATGACCATAAGTTGCTAACGCCATTGATGGAAATGCAGGCGGTTGGTTTCAGGGTTAATGAATCTGCAAGGGCCGACGTGGAAAAGGAATTAACGGCTAAGTTAGATAAGCAAGACGCAGAGTTGCAACAGATGGTCGCTCCGATTATTGCCAAGAAGGTTGGCAAGTTTGAGAAGCCGCATTTGTTTCGGGTAGATCGTCAATGTGAATGCTGTGGTGGTGGTAAGTTACAACAACAGTATTGTATGCTTTGTACCTTAGGTGAGACATTTCCGATAACCCCTGAAGAAGCTAAGGCACGGGGATTTAAGTCAATGAAGGCGTTTAAGGAATCTTTTATTCCTTGTCGAAATTGTGTAGCTGGTAAAGTTATTAAAAACCTTCCATTCAACAGTGACAGCCCAGACCAACTGGCCGATGTGCTTTACCGTGGATTGGGAATCAGAGCACGTAAGTTCAAAGGGAAGGAAACTACCAAAGCTGCTAACCTTGAAGGGATTAAGAATAAACCTCTTATCGTTGACAAGATCATTGAGGTTTCCGAATCCAGAGCCGAGTTGGACACGGTATCTCGTTTACGGAGTGATAGTAGCGGCTTGCTTCATTGTGTATTCGATCCTTTTGGTACTACTTCAGGACGGGTAGCGGGGAAGGAGGGGTTGGTTGAGGTTGGGACTAACCCTATGAACATTCCGTTGGAGGCAAGGAGGCTTGTAGTACCCCGCGACGGATACACCTTCCTCTATCCAGACATGGCCCAGATTGAGGCTAGGGTCGCGGCAGTATTGTCTAAGGACAAGAACTTACTGGCGGCGTTCAATGAGCCAATTGACTGGCCGGGGAATCCGCGTCATGGGACGATTGACAGTCATACCAAAGTTATGCAGCTACTTGCTGCTAAGGGTGTAATCATCACTCGGGATCAGTCAAAGAGGTTTACATATGCTGGAATCTTCGGTGGTGGAGCACAGCAGTTAGCCGTAGAGCTTAACGCTGAAGCATTTCGTAAGGGTGAGGGTAATGCTACATTAACCACTGAGCAAGTCCAACGGGCATTGGACACGTTCTTTAATGTGTTTAGTGGCTTGCGTAAGTGGCAGCAGGAAGTAGCTGATGAAGTATTGCGTACTCGAAAATTGCGTAATCCGTTAACAGGACGGGAGTTTACCTGGACTGGTTATATCATTGACCAAAAGACCAAAGAGCTTAAGCATGAGATTGCCAAGCAGGTTTGGTCTAGGTTACCCCAAGACACTGCGGCGTATGTACTTGCCCTTGGACTTATTGACATTAGGTATAATACGGATTATTGGGGTACGTTACTACAACCCCTTATCCACGTTCACGATGCACCGTTGATTGAGGTTCCTATTGACCAAGTGGAGTTTGCCAAGGTTGAGGCCAAAAGGTTATTGACTAAGACCCTCTGGGGTATTACATTTGAAGTAGAGATGAAGCAGGGGGATAACTGGTATGCTGCGAGTGGGGGAGAATGAATCAAGAAAAATGCACTGGCTGCGGCCAACAGGTTTCATTAAACGTTCATGGATATTGTATTAAATGTGCGAAAGGTTCCTGCTCACAATGCAAGTCCTAGATCATGGATATGTGGAGTTAATAGAGCATTGGGGCAGTGACGAGCGTATCATTGAATCTGCCAGAATGAGTACGAATAAAGGGTTTAACGGTTGGGGTCCTGTGCATACTGCGGACTGTAAGGGTCAGTGTATGGGAGGAAAACCTGGGGATGAAAAGCTTTTGCGTTATCTTTGGGAAAATAAGCATCATACTCCATTTGAAATGGCAGGTATGACCATCGAAGTACAGGCTCCGATATTTGTATTCCGCGAGTGGCATAGACACCGGACCCAGAGTTACAATGAGCTATCGGCTAGGTATACTGAGATGCCTAACTTGTATTATCTCCCCAGTGGAGCTAGAGTCAGAGCCGGAAAGCAATCCACCAAGAACAAGCAAGGAAGTCAAGAAGGTTTTACCGATGTTGAAGGGGGAGATATAATTCTTGACCTACGGGCATCGTATGCTGATAGTCGAGATGTATATGAAGCCTTGCTTGCTAAGGGGGTTGCTAGAGAGCTTGCTAGGCTAGTCCTTCCCGTCGCGCAGTACAGTCGTATGAGGGCCAGTGCCAATTTGCGTAATTGGCTTCAGTTCCTTACGTTGCGTATGGATGAACATGCCCAGTGGGAAATTAGACAATATGCTAACGTAGTAGGTGAACTAGTTAAGGACAAGTTCCCTAGAACCTGGGGTTTGTTCATCGAATGATAATCTACCTTATTGGAAGTCTGCGTAATCCCGAAGTTCCCATTATCGCTAGATCATTACGTCTATCCGGACATGAGGTGTTTGATGACTGGTTTGCCGCAGGGCCAGAGGCTGATGATTATTGGAGAGATTACGAGATTCAGCGGGGGCATAGTTTCATCCAAGCGTTGGACGGGTATGCAGCGAACCATGTTTTTGAGTTTGATAAATACCACCTCAACCGAGCCGATGCAGCGGTGTTAGTTCTACCAGCAGGAAAGTCTGGCCATTTAGAACTAGGCTATGCCATTGGTTTAGGTAAACCGGGCTATATCTTACTAGACAATAATCCCGAACGTTATGACGTGATGTATAGATTTGCCACTAAGGTCTGCGCTTCTGTGGAGGAGTTAATCAAATGTCTAGGCCACTGAGTCCCGATGAAGCTTTAGCTAAATTGATAGATGCTGTGCATAAGATGATAGTAGCCGAATACCATGAACAACAGAGTCCTACTCCATTGCCTCATATGTGGTGGTTGGAACTTAGAGAAGCCGTAGAAGCTGGAAAGGACGCGCTAGGTATTGAGTGACTTTAATACGAATAGTCAAAGCAGCAGAGTGGAGCGCGGTAAGGGATTCTCTGCCAGCGATAGAACAATTGCTGAATCCAATCGTCCCGGCTTACGGGAAAACACTTTTACATGGCCCGCCGGGGTCTGGGAAATCGGCGGTGATGTGGGGTATTGGGAACGCTGTAGTTTCGGGAACGAAATATCTAGGGCTAGAATCTAAACAAGCTAAGGTTCTACTTATCTCAACTGATATGAGTTTGTATGAGCTTAAGCACCGTTGGAACACTGCCTTCGTTCCTCAGTTTGATTTGTTGTGCTTACCAGGATTTGACTGCACTAGACCCCAGTTCAAAGCATCCCTTGTTTATAAAGTGGTTCAGCAATACGTCGCGGATAATAACATACAATTGGTTATGGTCGATGCGTTAGGAGGAATTCACAGTGGGCGTAGCGCACGGGATGATGAAGTGGCAGATGAGGTTGACCATTGCCTTAGTGCTTGGCTTCCTGACGTTAGTTATCTTCTACTTGGGCATGATAGGAAACTAAGGTATAACAGGGATGGGGAGCCAATGGAGCCGGGGCCAGAGGATTTCCTTGGCAGTCAGAAATGGCGGGCTAACGCGACTACCCAGTTGCATATGTGGCCAGTTGGGGAATATATCTCCGTATTGCAACATGCCAAGAGTCAGGTGGCGGCTAAATTACCTGATAAGATTAAGCTTTATATAGACTTACATGGCAGGGCCGAGTTATGGAACGAGCACCGGGCCGGAGAAGTCCGTACTAAATACCGTAGGGCATTAGCGGAATTGGGCTCTGGAGCGACTGTAGGGGCAATAGCGGCTCATTATGATGTATCTGAGAGGACTGTGCAGAGGTGGAAAAGCATGACACATGACAAGGAGTAATGTCACCCCCCTGTGTCACCCCTTTAAGTCCTTGTATAACCAGTAGTTAAGTCATGTACCACCGTGTCATGACAAGGGTCTAGTAAATACCTTTACGACCTGAATGTCGTTGTCGTTGGCAGACCTTAGGAGGTATGATAGTTGGATATTGAAAAGTATATAGTTATCGGAGATTTACAGGCGCCGTATTATGACCCCAGTGCGGTTGAGGTTATGCTCCAAATAGCCGAGGACTTTAAGCCCTTTGGCCTAGTGATTAATGGAGACTTTTGCGATTGGCGAACTATGTCGGACCATTATCCTGCTAGGGACGAACCGGGAGATAGGTTGATTTCAACTCTTAAGGCTGAAGTGGCTATTCAGCGGGAGTTACTTGCTGAGATTATGCATAGGGTTAAACCTGAGCAGACTTGGTGGAATGACGGGAATCATGAGTGGAGATTGCAAAGGGCTTTGTTCAAATCCCCGTCTGTGATTCAGTTACTGGGGCTTAAGGACTTAGCTGAAAGCCTGTCAGTCAAAGCTATATTTGACTTTGGTAAATACGACATTAAATACAGTGGTGATTATCCCAGTGGGTTCTGGCTTAAGCCTGGAGAAGTTTGGATAGAGCATGGATTTAACACTAGCTTGAACGCGGGTTATACTGTCTCCCGGTTGATGAATGCCAGAGGGACCAGTGTGATCGTTGGGCACTGTGAGCGGTTAGCTTTGTTGTGGAAACGAACCATTGCCGGTAAGCTCTTTGGTGCAGAGGGTGGGAACTTGAGTATCTTAGGTGAGAAGGGTGGAAAGGGAGTTTATTCCACTGTTCCGCATACCGCACCGGAATTGATGAACCACCAGCAAGGTTTCTTGACCTTGACTAGATACAACAAACAATGGTATCCTGAGGCTGTGCCAATTCATAATGGAGTAGCGGTCTGGAGAGGTAAGGTTTATAGCGCAAAGGATAATTCATGAACTTAGGACTATGGTTAGCTTGGGCAGTTTTACTTCTATTCCAGAACGCTAGTTTTACCTGGGTCAGTCGGGCAAGAAACAGTGGTAGTATTATGTATAACGGTATTGCCTCTGTGTTCAGTAACGGCATTTGGATGATTGGGCAGGGGGTGATAGTGATTAACATTGCCCAACACAAAGCATCAATGTGGTTAATGGTCCCGTTCTATGCGGCAATATGTACGATTGGAAGCGTTGTCTCTCAATGGATACTTATGAAATATGTTGAGAAGGGTAAGCGGAAGGTGGGGGCTTAATGTATAACATAACTATTATTGACCAAGATGGGGATAGGATTGAGATTGAAAAGATTTCAAGTTATACCTTAATCCAAGGTGGGCTACAAGTTTATTGTGAAGATGGAAGTGTTTCATTATATGCTCCAGGTAGTTGGTTGGAGGCAGATTTAGAGCCAGTGGGCAATCCTCAAATTGTGGACCCTCAGCTATGATTTATTACTATTGGCAATTTAAAAATGGGTCCATTGGCTCTATTCAACCTAGTGAACTAGCTAGTATGATTCTTGGGGGAAATAGAACTAAGGTACAAACGGCACATTGTTGGGACAGATCGTTAGGAGGGTACGTTTTCTATGAAAAATAGCTCTGGATGGGTCGGGATAGATTTAGATGGTACTCTTGCTACTTACGACGGGTGGAAAGGTGTAGAGCACATCGGCTGGCCAATACCGATTATGCTTAAGTATGTTAAGGAACTTTTACATCAAGATGTAGAGGTTAGAATATTTACGGCTAGGGTTCAAGAAGGGGCTAGGGCCATTAAAGCGATTGAAGAATGGTGTGTTAAGCATATTGGGCAAGTGTTACCGATAACTGATAGAAAAGATATGAATATGGTATTTTGCGTAGATGACCGGGCAGTATCGGTTCAACGGAATACTGGAGTGTTTTTGGTAGTTCCCCCTAGCGTAGAATCTATTAAGAATCATTGGAATGATCCTAATGCTCCACCAATGGAGTTTAAGCATGATTAATGAACCGACCACTGTAGCGGTAACACAGGTAGTTACTCCTAAACAAGCAATGCCAGTAGATTCTAAGGATCGAAAGAACGTTCCGTTAGTCACGGGGGTATTGGATTACTTTCCCGCTGCCCTAGCTGCGGTGGCTCGTTTGTCTAAATTTGGAAATGATAAACATAACCCTGGAGAAGATTTGCATTGGGCTAGGAGTAAGTCGAATGACCATGCGGATTGTATAGCGCGCCATTTAGTTGACCGAGGAGTTATTGATCCTGAAACGGGTATGTCTCATACAGTCGAAGTAGCATGGCGTGCATTAGCATTACTTCAGCTAGAAGAAGAAGAACGCGGCGCGCCAATGGCCCGTGGTGCTAGGTAATGCCAGTTACTGACCCGTCCAAACCATTATGCCCTAGGGGCTGTGGGCGTAACTCAGGCAATTACCCTGGAGGGCTTTGCCGGGCTTGTTATAACGACAAGCGTAGGACAGCAATTAAAATTGGGACTGAAGTACCTAAGGACCTAGCTGACAGGATACGTCAGGCTCAGGTTTCCGGTGACTGGAAAGCCTTAGCAGATAGCCTAAATGACACGGTTAAAGGTATTGCCGATGGGACGATTAAGGCCAGTGCGGCCCAAGCGTCATTGGTTAAACACATTCTTGACCGAGCCTATGGACGGGTGAGTAAAAGTCAAGAAGATAAACAGGGGCCGGTTGGTATAGTAATCCTTCCATCAGTCGGTCGGGATAATAGTGAAGATTTACGCATATGCCCGGAGTGTTTGAAAAATCACGCAACCCATATCTAGAGAAATTTTGTGGCAGGTTAACCCAGGGCCGCAAACTGCCTTTCTGCAATCAACAGCAAGAGAAGTGTTGTATGGTGGTGCTGTGGGTGGGGGTAAAACTGACGCATTGCTAATGTGTGCTTTGCGTTGGATTTGGCATCCTAAGCACAGGGCGTTAATCCTACGGCGTACTAGGCCACAGTTGCAGGAAATGATTGACAGGTCCATTCAGCTTTATTCTAAGGTGGTTCCTGGGGCTCAATGGAAGGAAGCAGAATCCCGTTGGAAATTTCCCAGTGGGGCAGTTATCCAAATGGGCTATGCTGAGCATGAAAAGGATATCTACCAATTCAAGTCATATGAATATAACCTAATTTGCTTTGACGAATTAACCACGTTCACCGAGGCAATGTATACGTTTATGTTCAGTCGTAATCGTACCAAAGCGGCAGAGCTTCCGTTAATGGTCCGAGCCGGTACTAACCCTGGTGACATTGGCCATGACTGGGTGATGAATCGGTTTATTGGTAGTGCGGCCACTAACGACATACGTACTCCGTATAAGATTTACTCGACGGATATTGACATTGGAACCGGACGGAATGTTGCGATAACTAAGCAGTTTATCCCGAGTAAGGTTTGGGATAATCCCTCACTGCCCAACCGTGAGCAATATGTCGCAGGTATGATTGGAAGTATGCCGCCTGAGGACGTAGCTGCGTATCTAGAGGGCCGATGGGACATGCTGGCAGGGGCAATGTTCAAATCTCCATTGCGCCTAAGCGACTCAACGACCCTACTTGACGCTAATTATATAACAATACGAGCTATTGACTTTGGTATTGATGATCCTACGTGTGTATTATGGGTTTTGTATTATCCTAAGACCAACGTGTTTGACGTGGTTTCTGAACTTTACCTAAAGGACACAAACCTAGATACCGTCGTGCATATGATTAAGAAACGGGAGGAACAGTTGAAACTCCGCCCGGTGATCTATAGTGTAGGTAGTCCAGAAATGGTTGCTAGGCAGGCTGCAGCTTCCAACCAGTCTATTGCAACGATTATGGCTACTCGCGGAATCCCTGTGGAACGGGCTAACGCGGATAGGTTGGTCGGTTGGACAAAAGTTATTGACCTAACTACCAAGGCAGCTATCCGCATTTGGCCAATGAACGGAGTCTATGGCGCGCCTAACTTAATGCGTACTTTGCCTAAGCTCCAACGGAACTCAGGTCCTGGTAAAGACCCTAATGACATCAGACCAAGGCAAGAGGACCACGCGGCAGATTGCCTTAGGTATGCGGTAATGGCCGCTTATGAAAATCCTCAAGTAGTCGCTCCTCCTCCACCTGAGGAGGATAATCCGAATTTTGATAATACCTTTGATAAGATGGTTAATTCACGTAAGTCTACTAGTCGTAGAAATTATATTCCAGGCTTGGGAGAATGGTAAATGAGACATGATCCAATTATTGATCCTACCGAAGAAGATTTAATATGGGCTGCGGGATTTCTGGAAGGAGAGGGTTATTTTGCTGCGTGCTACTCTACGCCAAAAGTCACGGCTGCTCAAGTAAATCCAGAACCTTTAGCAAAATTATTGATGCTTTTTGGCGGTAGTGTTTGTTTGTATAAACGTAGCAAAAGAAAGCAAATTCAACCTATTTGGGTTTGGGGAGCCTACGGCATAAGAGCTAAATTGGTTTCTGTGGCTTTGTATCCATATTTGTCTGAATATCGCAAACTTCAAGTTAGACAAGCACTTACTGGGTTAAGAAACCCCCCGAACTTCAGGTAAACCTATGATACTATTGACAATTGCAGCTTTAGGTGTTATCTTATTAGTTGGTGCGGCCTTAGGTAGCTTCCTTTACCTAGCAAAGAACCCTCCAGTGATAAACGTGGAGCTTCCAGACCTGCCCCCAATCGTTATTAACGTTGATACTGGAAATTTGATCCCAAGTCCCCTAGTGCTTCAAGTCCAGCAAGTGTTGCCAGACCAAGTACCTTCTGGCTTAACAGAAGAACCAATGCCATTTGATGTATATTCATATTGCGCTTCGGAATCTGAAGAACATGCTAGAGTCAGTCGCCAAAGACATGCCAGAGCTTTACGCAATGAGCTTGGTAGCTGGGATGCTGCATTAACTCGCCTAAAGCAAGAGGATGGAATAACTTAATGAGTCAAGGTTAAATGGCTGATAGTTTCACCCCAGATAAGGCTGCATTAAGTCCTAAGCAGCGATTGGCAAAGAGTTATGGTGATGGCTTTCCGGACGTTACTAGTCAGGACGGCCTAGAGTGGCGTAGGTGGATAGATAGCCAACGTAAGCGACAAGAAGGTGCGTTACGCGATAAACGGTTACATTGGTCTAGGCATAGACACTTCAGGCATGGTTACCAGTGGATTTCCACCCGCGATGGCCGGACTTGGAGAGAGCCGCAGGCTGAAGTTAATGATATTAAAGCTGTACTGAACCTAATTGGTCCGGCCCTTGATTTCAGACTAGGTATCTTAAGTGAACAAAAGCCTGGATTTAGATTTGAGCCCATTGGGTCAGGTACCGCTAATAGAGAAGCTGCCGAGGCCCAACAGGCAGTGGTTGAGTATTATTACCAAGTACTACGCGCATGGAACCTGTTCCTAGACGCCTGGTACAATGCACAAACGGACGGAGTTTCGTTTGTTCATGTTTATGTTGATCCTACCGCAGGTCCCACACGCGAAGATTTAGATTTAATTCCCCCTACCGACGAACGGTTCCCTGGACTAGAAGCTCAGGGTTATAACGTTAATGAGCAGGGTTTGATAGAACTTCCATACCAGGATGAAGGTATGGTCGCGCCGCCAGGTGCCCCCGCGCGTACTTTGTATGAAGGGGATATTGCATGCCGTATCGTACTCGCTCATGAAGTGATCTTTGATCCAGAGGCCCGTAGTGTTAATGGCCCTGTGGACAAGGCACGTTGGGCCATTGTGCGCCGTATGCGTGATGTTTCCCAAGCGCGTTTGGAAACTGGTAATCCTAAACTAGAAGGAGAGCAGTCAACCGGCGCGCAGAGCGATGTGCTCGATCTTCCAATGGATCGTCAGATGGGGTGGCAGAGGGGCTTACCGCCATTTCCAACCAGTAACCTTAGGCTTACTGACGGAATTCCGGAATACCTATTATGGATTGCTCCCAACCTAAATGAACCAGGCTTGGAAAACGGTATTTGGCTAAGAATCATCGGTAATGAGATTGTTGAACGAGGTGAAGAACTGCCTGGTGGGGTAATTCCATTAGCAAAGTTTACTGATGGCTCTGCTGATGTTAACATATTCCCACGGCCAATCGTATCTGACTGGATTGGTGACCAACTAGCAATTAATGCGCTATTAAGCTCATTGCTAAAACACGCCCGTTGGTTCGCAGGCGGTCGTATGCTAAGCATGAAAGGTACGTTATTAGAGGAAACTTACTCTAATATCGTAGGTTCTAATGTTGAGTATCAAGGTACTAAGCCGGAAGTGTTTCCAACAGTTACCGCAGGAGCAGATGCTTGGAGGTTGTTGGATTGGTTAATTAAGAAACTAGAGGATAAGCATGGATGGAATGATATCGCGCGTGGGCAACTGACTGGAACATCTGGCGCGAGCGCGGCAGACATTTCTGGTAGAGCAGTATTGGCCACACGGGAATTGTTCGAAAGAGCTTTTGGTCCGATGGTTCGTGCTGCCGCAGAAGGAGCGACGGAGTTCGCACATCTAGTTGTTAAATACACTCAATGGTTGTATGATACTCCAAGGACCATTCCGGCAGTTGGTGGTCGTGGAGACTTGGCTAAGATCATTGATAGTGAAAAACTTGGCGATAGGCCGATGGTTTATTGTGACCCAGAAACCATGATGCCTTTGCCTAGGGCGCTTAGACAGCAATTACTTGAGGAACAGTTGGATAAAGGTCGTATTAGCCAAGGTACCTACCAACGTAGGTCGGTGTTTGCCGATATTCGTGATTTACAAATGGGCGACACTGCCCAGTGGGAACGGGCACAGTGGATTAACACTGAGCTTGAGGAGCGGTGGGAGGAACTGGCGGGGATGGACCCCGTGGCAAGGTATGCACCTGAGGGTGGAATTCCAGTCCTATGGCAAGATGTTAACCAGGTTGGGATGGCTACGGCCCTACCGGCAGAAGGTTCCGTTGGTCCTGCAAGTCAAGTTCCGGCCTATTATCAAACAGTACATAAGCCAGCATTGCAGGAGATTATCCTTAATAACCGCAAGCCTTGGGGTATGCGCGCATTGGCCCTAGAGCGTTGGGGTATTTACGACCAGCTAGAACGTTGTGTTAATGACCCAACAGGCCAGACGCAAGTACCACCAATGGTTCAAGGAGTTCCACCAGACAAGGCGATGATTATGCAAATGGCGGCCCAGGCGGCGATGGCTCCGGAGGCTCAAGGCGGCGCGCCAGTGCCCGGTCAACCATCAGCAACGCCAAGTAAGGCAGTTCCGGCAACGGCCAGCGCGCCTGAAATAACTGGAGGGCCGACAGGTCCTGCGGCAGGTAGTCAATTACAAGCTCCTAAGTTAGGGGAATTCGGTAACGTAGAACGGCAGGCATAACGTGAGGGTTAAATGGCTGATAATCTAGTAGAAGAACTAGAAGGAACTGAAGGTAGTACGGCTGTTGAAAAGCCAGTAATTGAATCTAGGGAAAGTATTGTTGAAGGCGCAGTAGCAGATGCTGAACTTCAGGTAAAGCTAGAAGATTTAGCTTCGACTGAGGGAGATATTTCTGTTGAGTCGCTTAGAGAGAACCTTGGTGATTTAGCCGAGGGCCTAAGTGACGAGGAATTATTAGCCGAGTGGGCCAAGGCACAAAAGGGGGAAGATGGTACCGAGGAAATTGATGTCCAACCATTTACCTTACCTAATGGACTTAAGCTCTATGGTGAGGATGGGAAAGAAGTAACGGATTTCAGTAAGTTAACTTTGCAACAGTTGCTTAACGACAAGATGCAATGGGGTTATAATGCATTGGGCAAAGAGCAGAAGAAAGCTCTTACTGAGGTATTCCGCAATGCGTCCCTTGGTCATTACAATGAGCAGAAAATGCAGACTTTGGCTCAAGAACGTGCCAAAGCCTACGAGATGTATAGCACGATTAAGACTGAGCACGAAGCATGGGCTCAGGATCGTCAGGTTTGGCTACAAGTCTTAACTGCTGCTGCCCAAGGAAACATTGATCCGTTAAAGAAGTTAATCCAGGCATATGGTGCTGAAGCAAGTAACGTAGACCGCAATGCTGCTCCTGCTATTGACGAGCGGCAGGAAGCGGAGTATAACCGGGCAGGGATGGAATGGGTTACTAAGGAAGCTAACCGTATTGCGGAACAGTACGGAGCTAACCCGCTGGAAATTGCCCAAGCTATTACTTATCTAGCTAACCAAGAGCCGCAGGAGTTCTTGACGGCTGAAAAGCTGAATGCCATTGTTCAATATGAAATTCCGGCTTTACTAGAACGATATAACTATAGCCAAAAGCACCCAGCACCTGCGGCTAATGGTACTAGTTCTAATGATGAAGTAGCCGCATTGAAGAAACAGGTTGCGGAATTAATGGCGGATAAGCAGAATAGCGCAACGCAGAAGGTGCGCGATAAGCAACGGAAGGCTCCTCCTGCTGGCGGCGGGCGTTCACCTAGCGCGGGAGAAAGTGTTCCGGCGTTTAAGACCAGGGACTCGTATAAAGAATGGATTAGAGGAAATTCGGAGGAGTAATTGGCTGACGGGCAGATAGATATAAAGGAGGATGCGGCTCCTAGTAAGTCCCTAGCATCTCAAACTCATTTGCATGGAGCAACGACGGTCCACGCAGAGGAGATTGTTATTGTTGATTCTGCCGGGAATTTAGTTGGTCAAACAGCGGGTAGGTTAAACGTAGATGGTTCAGGAGTAACTCAGCCAGTTAGCGATGGTGGTGGATCGTTAACGGTTGATGCATTAGACTTAGACATACGTAACTTAGCTACTGGCCAAGATAAAGTTGATGTTAGGTTACGAGATGCAGCAGATGCTGCATTTATTGATCCGGTCATTAAAGGTCAATTACCTGCTGCCCTTGTTGGAGCTAGACTTGATGTTAACGTTGGGGCCAGCGTAGCGATTGATGTATCCGACCGAGCCGCGAGGGAAGTAGGGCGAGTACGGCTTTGGGATGGAACTGATGAAGCGACGATTACTCCGCTTAGGACCTTACCAGCCGGTGGAACTGATAAAGTTTTAAATATCCGTGAAATTCCTAATAGGCTTTCTACATTTGCTGTAACAATTGCTACACAAACTCCAGCTATAACCATTGGAGTTAAAGAACTTCTTGCTCTTTGGCACGCTAGTACAGGTACTAAGGATATTTATATTGTAGAACTTTGGGCAACGGCTGTAATTACTACTGCAAGTACAGCCGGACGTACTACACTTAGGGTTTCTAATATCACTTCTGCCCCTACTGGTGGCACAGAACTTACGAAGTTAGACATTGTGCAAGGTGGTACGACGGACCTGACTAACGCTATGCAAGTTAAGACAGGCGGCGGGGCAATTGGTACCACGTTTATTCGGAAATTAGCCGAATGGGCTACACAAACCGTGGGACGGATAGAAATTCCTCTTTTCGTCGCATCTAACCCTGGGAATGGGATTGTCTTGCCTGCTGGATCAAACGCGGGAATTAGCATTGATATCGAACGGGAAGTAGCGCATACTGCACTCGTTGACTTATGGACCGTGGGGGCTAGATGGCTGGAAGTATAATTTTAGTTATTGTCCTTGGTTTAGTTTCAGGAGTCGCTGGCGCTTGGATATTTTGGCGTTGGAAAATTGGGGGCATTCCTCCAATTGTCCTACCGCCAAGGGTAGTTGGTCGTCCTGCGATGGATATGCCGTATGAGGTACGGATGGATGGAAAGAGAATTTATCCGGGCGAGGGCCAGGAGTGCACCCGCGAGGGAGCGAAGTCTACGTACTTTGATCCTAAGCTTCCGATAGGTAAGATTCTTGAGTATTATCAACATGGTAGTCATACCGCCAGCCGGAGGACCTAATGGCCTTAGCAGCAGCAGGTCAGGTTTACCTTTGGACTAAGCCTAGTGGGCCGCCACCACCACCAAGCGGTAACGCATTGTACTTTAGGTATGTATCACATTTATACTGTTTCATGCTGTTAATTCTTAGGAGTATTGGTTAAATGGCACAAATACAGGATTTGTTAGTTGGAGAAATGGGGAACGTAGCGGTTGATGAACAGACTGCGGCTCCGGCGACGGCGACTCAAGCGGCGCCGGGTGCAGGACTGCAACTTTACATTACTGGCTTTAGCGTAAGCGCGACGGGTACTGCCCCTGCGGCTGGTACATATCGAGCGACTATTAAGCAAAATGCTGGAGGTACGACTAGAGCGACTTATAATATTCCAGCAGCAGCTTTCGCGCCGATTATCTATGAGTTTAAGCGTCCGATTAAGGTCCCTGAAAATCAGAACGCAACGCTTGATATTCCAAGCCTTGGTGCTGGTGCGGTTGGGCGGGTTGAACTTTACACGATTACTAGACCAGTTACCGCTTAATGTTTCCAATTCTTAGGCATTTTAAACCTAGTGAGTTTGACCAACCAGATAAAATGAATCCAGCCTTTTTGAACTGGCTAGATTTAGTCCGGGATCGTTGCGGAGTACCATTCAAGATTACGTCTAGTTATCGTAATCAGGATAATTCCTTACATGGCTTAGGTATGGCAGTAGATATCCATAGCAGGGACTGGAACGCTGGACAGAAGTGGAAAGTTGTCTATGCAGTTATGTTCTACGCTACGGATGCTCCTGGGGTTGTAGAACTAGAACTAGTATTTAATCAAGACCCTACTAAAGATTGTCATTGGCACATTGGCATTGACCCAAGACCTGGACATGTTCCTGAACTTATTGAAAAGGATGACTAATGGGATTTCCCATAATTAGCATAGCTTCTAAAGTGATTAAGGCCGCAGCGGGAGTCCTTGGCATAGATTCAGTCAAGGATGTTGTTGATGCCATCCAGAACAACAAATTAACGCCCGAGCAACGGATTGCGATAGAAATGGCTACGCAGGAACATCAAAAAGAAATGCGTGCCTTGGACATAGAAGAACTAAAGCAGGTAATGTCCGAAACTTCCTTGATGATTCAGAGTGATGATAAGTTTGTCAAACGGGCTAGACCGACTGGGCTATACGTTGCATATGCCTGTAGCATAGCGATGACTATTGCATTGATTTCTGGTACTCACGTAGACGCCACGGCTATTCTGACTTTAATGGCTCCATTATACGGAGCACAAAGCTTGTATATTTACAAGCGTACTCAGGAAAAGATGAACGGAGGAGGAAGTGAATAAGTTCCTGTTGCTTTTGGTGGGGGTAATTTCATGTACTCCCTATCAAACCAAAGTACCAATGGTGCTTAGGCCAGATACCAGAAAGATCGTTTGGGTTAGCTTAGACTCGACAATTATACGAAAACTGGCAGAAGGCTTCGAAGCAGCTATGCCGAATGAAACGGTTATGTGTGTGGATGGAGTTGTTTCAGAAATTACCGTAGGTGAGATTCCAGCACTTAAAGTTAAAATTACCGATGTTACCCAAGCAGTTGTAGAAAGTGCCACGGTGGTTAATGCCTATCTTCCTAGCAAGCCTTTGAACGGTTGTGAAAGCAATCCAGACCTAGTAGGCATTGCCCATGACCATGTGATACCTGGGCAATGTAACCAGAGTGATCTTGATGCTAATTTGCTCTTTATAGATAAGCGATTATTGTTTGGATTGGTCTTTTGCATAGACGGCTGGACCCAAATCCTATATCAAGATGGCCGTAGGGGCTTGACACGCTGGAAATAGGTTGTATAATTAAGTAGGCCCCTTCCCCAGGGTTCCCTAATGGGGGATAGCAGGTATCTTCAAACCTGTTTTATCCCCCATTCTTCCTTTAGTACCTTTAACCAGGAGTAATTGTGCCTAAGCACAATGTTTCAACCTGTAAGTCATCTTGCTGCGCGCCCAACGTGGATGTCACCCCTAAACCTCAACCTAATATAGTTAGTATCTGGCTATGGCTCATTGGCACCCCGGCTAATGCGACAAAGTTGCGCGCTAGGCTAACCAGTTTAAAGGCCCCGCCTTTAGACACGTTATTCGGACAGGAACCTTTGCAGTGCCCTTTGACAGTGATTTATGGCGCGGAGGTTTCTAGGCAAGTTTATGCCAACCCCGACTTACGCCCAGGACTTGATGCCTGGGACATTGGAGCGGTAACACCTGACGATCTACGTAGATGGTGCTTAACTATTGAAAAGGGGGAGTATGCTACGGATTTTCCTTTTGACCCTAGCTATAATGCTAGCTTGGTCAAAACAAACACACGCGCAATGGCTAAAAAGCTGGCCGACAGAGCTTATAGCCGGAGGAGCGATGGAGTTAAGCCTAAAGGGACCTTGGATAGAAAAAAGCTGGAGAAAAAGTCCCGTAAGGCGTTTAGCCCTATCGACTGGGATAAGCTTGATCTATGAGTATGTGATAGAACCTGCCAATAACCAGACTAATGCTGGACGATGGCAGGATGTGGGTCAGCGGTTGGTAGGAACGTTAGGGGCGGAGGTACTTTTTGCGCTTGGCAGCAAGTTGACCAAGGCGCTCAGGTAATTTGCCTTTTTGGTCCCCCGAGTCGCTAATGAACTTTTGTGCTACTGCCTGGGAAGGGCCTTTGGTGGCCTTCCCAGCCGCAGCGGCATAGAATAACCTACGTTGGCTCTCGGACTTAAAGGGCATTAAGCCTTCTTCCTCTTAGCCGCCAGCTTCCGTAGAGTAAGAGCCAAACGAGCACGTTTTCCCAAAGTTCCCTTTGCACCTTTTTCCTCCTCTGCATATTCCCCAACTGACTTCCCTGCCGCCTTGGCACTTGCCGTGAAGGCCCCAGGGTGCTTAATCGCCTTTTGAATAAAGTTTCCAGCCATGAACAATTAACTCCTCTCGTTGGCAAAGCTTATTAACACAAACTCCATATAACCCATCACTTTTGATAACATATTCCTGAAGATGATGGCATTTAAGACATCTACTTAATACTCTAACCTGTTCCACATTATTTCTTTCCTAGAATGTTACTCAATTCCCCTAATAATTGAAGTATCTCTGCCTGGGCCGCTGGAGTAAGTGGGCTACCTTGTCCAAATTGTACGGCTTTCTGGCCCATTTTGCCTGCTTGGTTCTCAATTAGCTCTTGAGTCAGCGGGAATTGCTCAGGAGCTAGTGGATTGCCTGGGGCTATTTTTCCAGGATCAGACCGTAGTTGGCTAAGTACATCCCTTAATGGATCAACTGGAGCCGTTGGCTCGGTAACAGGTCTAGCTGCTGATTGTTCCAAAGGCGGCGTTTGACTTAGAGGATGTTGGGCAATTTCCTCTGGAGTCATAGTTTTCAATACCTCCGGTGGGCTGGATGGTGGTGGAAACGGAGGCTTAGGTGCTGGAGCACTCGGCGGAGCTTCTGGTGGCGGAGTTGGATTACCTCCTTGGCGCACTAGAGCATCTAAGTCAAAAGTTTTGTCTACCGGAGTAGTCTCCGGCCCACCCTTTAACTTAGCCAATTGCTGTTCCATGATTTGAGTACGTAGCTTAGCCTGTGCAAGTTGCTCAGGAGCTAGGTCTGCAATTCTAGAACTAGCCGCCGTAGCTCTCGCTGCTTGGGCTCTTGAAGCGGCGTTACGTGCTCCAGGCATACGGAGGGTTTCGGCTAATGGGTTGCTGGTCAAGGCTTTCCCAATAAGCCCAGCGACTGATGGGGCTCGGGCAATTTCTGCGGCAGTAGCTGCCGAAGTTGCTATACCAGGAATACGAACTCTAGGAGAAACCTTAGCAAATGGCAACGCAAACGAGCCGACGTTACCGACCGTTCTTGCAATCTGTTCTGGGTCACCAGAGGTAATTCCATGAAGTAAAGCTGCTGGTAATTTAGGCAAACTCTTTAACGTCTGAATCGGATGAGCAACGGTGTTGAATAGTCCTTTAGGAATATCCCAAGCAGATTCCCCTAGACCTTTTAGCGCAGGACCTAGTTCCCCCCAACCAGACTCTCCAACATTCTTTCCAGCAGCAATTGCTTGTTGGTTAGGTTGGTTAAGCACTTCAGTTGCTTGCTTAATTGCCGCCGCCGCTTGATGACGTAAATCCTCAGAGGACGCTGGATCATGGAGAATGTTCCTAGCGTTAATTAAGTACTGTTGCCACTGTTCTGGGGTTAATTCATCTTGTTCCATTAAGGCTTCCTTCTAGGATCAAAAAGCGGATTGATTGTCGGTCTTGGCGTTGGGTTAACCACCCCAGGCTGGTTAACAGGTCCAGCGTTCAACAGGTCATTGATCGTAACGTTCTGGTTACTGAACGTTTGGGTCAATGGGTTAAATTCCCCAAGGTCCGGAGCGCCTAGGGCAATTAGTTCCGCCCGACGTTGTGGCCATGCACGGCCAGTAGCTTGTAGTACAGACAATGCATCAGCAGCCATGCTGTTCAAACGTTGCATAGTTGTGTTATCATCTTCACCAATTGACGGTACGTACTGAGCGGTAGCTTCCCTAATTTCATTCCCCGTCAACTGCTTACCACCACTTGCAAATACTCGGCTAGCCCTCCATCGGATGAAGGACTGTACGAACTGTTGTGCCGCTGGGCTTAGGCCAGATTGTGGCAATGCCCTAATCACACTAGAAATAACATTACCCACCGCAGGGGCATCCCCGGCAATTTGCAAAGCATTTAGGTACGGTACTGCTTCAGCAGCAGCAGCTTTATTCGTCCGCATAATATCCCTAACTCCAGCAAATCCCTGCATCACTCCCGGCGCCCAGTTAGCAGCATCTAGGTTCTGTGGAGTTGGGGTTGACAGGTAACCATAACTTGGGGTTACCCTAGCACCACCAGTTGGGGTAAACTGTCCAGGAGCCGTATGATGCACTGCTGAAGGAGTTGCTGGCTGTTGTGTAGGTTGAACTGGAGTTTGAGCACCGATTGGTGGAGCACCAGGAGTCCCTGGCGCATACGTTTGTTGCGCGGGACCAATTGGTGTAAACCCAGGCGTTGCTCCGGCTGGAGGAGTTACGAATCCAGTTACTGGCTTACCAGGCTCATTCTCAATGGTCATAGGTACTGGAGGACGTGGGCGCATTCCCAATAATCCTTCAGTATCTCTATCCCGTCCACGGTTAATTACTTCCATTGGGTTATTTTGAAATACACTAAGTTCGGGATACTTGGAGATATAAGCCTTAGCCGCTGCATCCGCCTGTAGCTGTTTAAGTTGATCCTCTAAACCAGGGCGCTTAGCCGCTTCGACCCTAGCCTGTAGCAAAGCTTGGTCCAAAGCCGCCTGTCGCCTACGTTCCTGTTCATTCCGTAGACCTTTTACAAAGCCTGCCGCTGCGCCAGAGATATCCTGGGCTAAATTCCCTAAACTAGGTGTAGGTAGTACTGGAGGAGTCATTATCTCAATCCATTAAATAAGTTAATTGGGTTAACTGGTTTAATTGGCTGTTGTCCGGGTCTAAATGGTAATTGAGGCTTAAATGGTGCAGGTTGACCCTGAATTGGTTGACCTTGAGCACTTGGAGCTACGTTAGGAGTTATAGCTGGACCTTGTGGAGGTTGCTGACCTGCAAACAGACTTCCGATGGTACCATAAACCTCTGGATTACCTTGGCCTAGTTGAGATAGATCGTTGAAACTAGGTGGAGAACCGATTAGGTTACTTGCTAATCCAAGCCTAGCAAGTTCATTACTCTGTTCATTCTGGATCAATCCAGATTGTAACTGTCCCAAACCGCGTAGGAATGAGGTGTTAATATCCCCTTCACTGGTGGTTAATGGCGTTCCATAGAACACTCCACGGTTAGCAGCATCGGACCTAGCGTTTGAAAGGGCCGAATTCCGTTCATTTTCTAAATCCTTCTTTAAGAATTCAAACAATGTCTGTTGATCTGGCTTACCTGCAGCAGCAGTTGAGTTTCCGGGAGCAGTAGGACCAACAGACAAACCAGGTGGGAGATTTGGTCTAGGTGTTCCAGTTATTCCAGGTAAACTTGAAGGAACCACTGGACCCGGCGCTCTAGGAGTAATATTCAATCCCGGCAATGCTGGCCTTGGTGTCATAGGCTTAAATCCCGTTGCTTCCCCTGGAAAAACCGTTGACTTAGGCGTAATCATCGGTTGGGTTTGATAAGGATAGCCCGTAGGCGCTCTAGTTCGTCCCTGTAGAAATGGAGGCAACGCCTGTCCGCCGCCTTGGTCGTTTAGTCCATATACCATTACTGTCCTCCTGTTGGAGCGAAGTTATAATTAGGCTTTTCCAACAATCTTGAAATTAACTGATTCCTTAGTTGATCCTCTGACCCTAATCTAGCTTGAGCGGTGGCGCGCTGAGCACGGTTACCACCAATTTGTGCTACACCCATTCCAACTCCGGCAATCTTACCAAGGTCAATTCCACCAGTTGGGGTTTTGAACGTTTTACCAATGGTGCTTAGAGCCTTAGAACCAAAGCTTCCTTTATCTAGAATATTGTCTAATCCGTGGAAACCCTGTCCACCGAGTAAGGCTGAGCCAGCAGCGGAACCAGCGCCCTGGAGTAATGACTGTCCTAAGCTCTTTCCACTAAGCTTACCGATGGCAGCGGAACCAAGGCCAGCAGCTAAGGGTCCAATACCAGGGATTAATGGTAGGGCGAATGGTGCGACTTTAGATACTACTTTTCCAATAGCACCTAGGGGTCCACTAAACTTACCCTTTGTACTTTGGTTAATAGCATGACTTATCCAAGCGTCTCGGGTGGCTGGATTGCTAAACGCTGCTTGTTGGGCAGGGTCTAGGTGAACTGCACCACTTTGAATTTCGGCCATAAGCTGTTGAGCCGCTGCATTAGCATCCCCGCCAGCCTTAGCCACTCTAGATATCGAAGCACCCATAGTTATTCCTTTACTGGATCAACCCGAATAAAAGCCATTTTATTCTGGTCAAATTGTACGTTAGCTAAATCTACCCCTTCACGTTGAGCGATGAATTGGACTAGGCCAAAGAAACCGTTTTGCCCGGCAACTAATTGCCTTAGCATATCTTCATGCTGGTTACGTTCACGTCCGGCAATTTGATAGACTACTTTACTTTTTTGCGCCTTCATTCATTTGTCTCCCGATTATTCTAAACAGCAATTTTGCATCTTTGTTCTTCGTTTGAGTCGTATCGTTTCCTGCTCTTAGTAAAGCAGCATAGGTTTCAGCTAGACGTTCATTGCCGGAAATAGACCCTGGATTAATATGCAATGAATCGCTTAATTCATAGCTACTAGGTGATTCTTTTATACTCCAAAAATGACCTAGTTCATGTACTAAGGCGTTTTCATCCCTTGCATCTCGTACTTTGATATCATTGCCCCTAGTTTCCCCTAGCCAAGGAGCATTTGGCACTGGGCTTATGCTATTTGGAGCTTTGCCAATAAGTCCTATTAACTTATCAAGCAATGACCCTTGGCGTTCTTCTATTCTAGGATCGTACTTTGGCCTAATTGGACTAGTCATTACGTTCCAAACAATCCATGACCCTTTAAATCATCAATAATTGCCTTGATTGCTTCAGCGCATTGAGTAGTTGTTGCCGTGCTCGTAGCGACACTAGAACGGGTTGCGGTACCAGTCCAGTTGCTCCATCCCGTTGCTCGCGTGCCAACCACCTTCGTTCCGTTTACTTTGTAACCATTGACGCTAACGTCAACGATACCGCGAACAGTGACATCTCCAGCGTCAACAATAATCAAGTTATCCGCAGAATCAGCATTGTTGCGCAAGCTTATTGACGTTGCACCGGGGATGATCTTACCAGCAGCTTGTGTAAATACAAGTCGCGTGGTTGACCCGATTTTTATATCGCCAGAACCGTCGTTTTTCCCTGCGAGCACAAGTGCATTTGTTCCATCACCGTATATATCTGGCGAAGATGCACTACCCGCACTGCGTCTAGGAGATATCGAATAAAGATCAACCTCTTGTGCTCCGTTTAGGTGGACTTTGCCAGTAGTCCAATCCATTGTTATTACAGCAGCACTTAAGGTACTACTGTAGAATCTTAGAGTGTCCCCAATCCCTTCTAGGTACCCTGATCTTTGTGTTCCACCACTGTTCTTCCACACCCAAAATATATAGGGATTGCCGCTAGTCACGTCATCGGTCGCTTGGAACGTGCGAGAAATAACCGTGGCTGGACGGAATGTAGTACTGCCGATGTTTAAGGCATTATCGGCTGCGGGCACGAAGTTACCATTCGTGAGGATAACCCACTTGCCTGCGCCGTTAATGATAAATGTAACGTTATGGTTGGTACTAGAACCAATGTTAACATCGGTGCTAACGTAGGCACGTCCGCCTAATGTACCATTTCCCCAACGCACTTCGCTCCAAGGCAGGCTGGCGGTACCAAGTGCAATTAGTCCAGCAGATGTCGGAAACAGCCCAGTGTTGTCCAACTTCATAAGGTCCACATTGGCAACCTGGAAGCGCATAGCGAAGGCACCAGCAGAACCAGTCGCATTAAGCACTAGATTGCCAGTGGCTTCTTCTGGCAAAATGTCAAATGCAGGGTTGTTCGTGCCGCCAGTTGTCCGAATCCTAGCCGAACCACCGACACGAAGCTGCGCCGCGCCACCGGGGTCACTGCTGATTACGACAGCAGTGCTTACCGTTAACGTAGAAGCAATGAAACCGGGTCCACCGACACGTAGAGTCTGCGAACCGCCGGGGTCCGTTCCGACAACCAGCGCCCCCGCACCTTGAGCAAGATTGACATTTCCATTGCCAAAGAACTCATGGCGGACTACTGAGTCAATAGCGTTGCTAATTCGCAATGCCTGTTCTGTATCCAGTGCAGGAGTAATGTACAAAGTGGGCCCACCACCGCTGCTTGTCGAAACAAGTCTCAGCGTGGTGTTACTTGGGCCGGAAATCTGCAATCCTGGATTTGTGTTACTTGGGCAAATACCTATACCAACTCTGGCGGTAAAGTGCCCACCGCCAGTAACCCTTAGTGCGGCATTTGTACAGCCTGTATCGGCGCCAATGCTAAATGGACTTGCGACAATTGATCCAAGTGGAGTAGTAACTGCTCTAATAGGCCCAATGGTACGTAGCGGTGCTGGTTGCTCCAATGGCTGTGGAGCATCAACGCGAGGACTGCCTGAATTAGCACCGTATATATAAGTCATTAATACCTATCACCATAATCATAAGCTTTAGCTAATACTCCATTAAGTACAGGAATATCACTACTTGCATCAGTAAACTGGAGTCTCATGCGCTTACCTTGTAAGGTAGAAGGAGCGTCTAGGCGGTAGCTTTGTACCCCTGCTCCTGAATCAACCAATGTTCCAATGGTTGTAAAGCCCGCCGCATCAAACGCGGCTTTTACCGTCAATGCACTTGAGGCAGTTAGGTCTGCTTGGACATAGATTCTATCCAAAGCCTTTACTCCCGTAGGTCCAGACTCAAAAAAGAACGGTGCCAGTTCGATAGTCATAGTATAAGCACTACCACCTGTGTCATTGGCCAATATGTCATCCAATGCGCCAAAGTCCATGTGTCTGACGAACCCATCGGCACAACCAGCAATTATCCACTCACTTCCAATAGAATCCTCGTATCTACTGAAGCTAGTTATCCCAAACGGATATGTAAACGGACCACACCAATTTTGCACTCGGTAATTATAGACAAAGACACTTTTATTTAATGCGCTATCACCACTGCGAGAAACTGCCATCCAGGCTTCTCTGCGTTGGCGGTGATGGCCAAATACCGTGTTCGCCATTACTGATGTGTCTAGTAAATCCATGTCATTTTCAATATCTTGGCCAATGGCGGAAACTCCCGCTTCAGTGGCAAAATATGGCCCACGGTCACTTAGGAACGCGACTACTTGTTCTACGCGAACTAGAGCAGCCTCACCAACTAACCCAACTTCAGCAGATATACCCGATGTTTCTTGGCTAATGGAAATGTTACTATTATCCAAACCAGTGAATCTGGCAATAGCATCTTTGGTAAATATACCCAAGGATGATCCTACTGCTTCTAATCCAACGATAGTATCCCCAGTTAACACATCAATCATTGCACTGCCACCATCGGTGCCTAAGCCAGTAACCCAATCTTCTCCATTGCCTACATCGCTCCAAAATAGATGTTTTTGGAAATTTGTATCATGACCAAATAGTCTAATGTGGTAAGTAGACAATAAGTCACTTGGCGGCGCGCCGGTAATTCCATCAATCCTAGTTAACGCGCTGCCAGTCCATTTATACAACTTTCCACCACTAGCTATAAATAGAACTAATGGCGCGCCGGAGCTAGAAGCTCTAAACGGGACAAAGTGTGCTATACGTGTTGTGCTGAATTTATCTGCTCCTGCTGGAGCTACTTGTGTAAATTCACCAAATGCACTGGTTTTATGCCAAAGGTCCCCGTTGCTAATAGCGACTATTTGCTTTCCACCTGGGCTATCCCATTGGAACACACCCTTAACCGGCGCTCCGCCGCCAAGAGCAGTGGTATGTACCCGCTTAGTCCCAGTACGCTTGATTGCCGCGCCTAGAATATCTAACCTTGTGTTAGTTGACTCGACTAGTTCGTTGTTATTTAACAAATCAGGACTAGTGGTAGTATTTCTCCCACCCCGGAAGTCGAATCTAACCTCCGTTAAGTATGACTTAGGCATTAACTACCCCATTCAGTCGAGGTGTCTGGGCCCCAAGGGACTATAGGACCAATTTGCCGACGACGGATCATGTCTATTAACCTTGCCCAAGATTGCCCAGCAAGGCGTAGGATATTTCCATTATCTTCTCTGTCTCCACGGACTAAAGCCCTAGCAGCTATCTCATAAATAAATGCACTATCATGACCATCTGGCCAAGTTACCTTAGCTCCTTCGCCCAATGAAACAAAACCAGCAGGTTTATATGAATAACGTATTTCTACATCAGCAGTAATGTCTAATGGAAATAACCAAAGTTGATCTCCTAAGAATACATAGGTATTATCTGGAGCAACTACCACAGAATTTAGTTCTACAACAACATCCCGAGTATCGGCCTTGCTGTAAGTAGTACCACCACGTACAATGCTTTGTAGTCTATGGAATCTTTGGCTTAAAGCTCCACCATTAGCAACGGTACGTAGGTCTAAATAGCCTGGACTTGTTAATGTAGCAATAGTATCTAACTGACTAAGCAACCAAGGTGAAAAGGTTAACAAATCCCCCCACATTTCATCTAGGGAGATTTCGGTTAACTGATCCAAATTGGCGCTAGTCCACATGGCCCCTGATGGATCGTCCATAACCTGTTGAATCATGGTTCTAGCAATGGCCTTAGTTAGCATTTATAAACATTTTCTCCAATCGGTATGGGACTTTTCAGCAATTTGCATACATAACTGGATTCTGTTACTTTTACGTAACTCCGAAACATCTAACCTCATGGACTGGATTTCATTTTGCAAGGTATCCGCCGTGGCTTCGAGACTGGATACTCTACTTGGAATAGCCAATACGCCACCAGCGGCGGCCCCTGCGGTTAGTCCTGCGGAGAAAATAGACACAATTAAAACCATCGCTTTCCACAGGCCCTTGCGGCGGTCGTAAAATGTAGAAAGCGGCATTTCGTTTACACCGTTGCCTTTGGAATGTTTACCTGAGCTTGATGCAAAGCCACTTCTGCGTTACCCATTGGATGGGTTACTGAAGGGTGGTTTTTGTCCAGATGTTCCCGCAGTTCAAGCTCTTTGAACTGCTGCGCGCACCATAGGCAGTTAAGCGGGCCACCTGCGGCAGTGTTAACACAATCCTGATAAGCCTTGTCTAAGGGACTTAGCTTAATTGTAGGAACGGTAGTATCAACCACAGCGACAGGTTCCTCAATCCTAACTGAACCTCTCCATAAATCCTTATTAGGCAATACCTGTAGTCTTGCTTCAGACATTATTTATATTCCTTTTGTCCTTCTTCAGCAACTTCCTTAAAAATACGGTTAAGTGTAGTTTCTTCAACATGACCAGAGATATAATGAAGATTCCTAGCGACATCTTCGGTTTGTTCTAGAATTTCTTTCTGTCTGTTCTTGGTAACTTTAGAATTCTTCTCAACCACCTGGGCCATACGCCTTAGGTGGGGAGTCTTTTCCCCATCGCACCTGGCCAATAATTCCATTACCTTACGCTCAATGGCATCTGGTGCTACTGGTACTGACTCAGGGTCTTGAACATCGGTACAGAACCAGCCTAGGCGGTCGTATGGAAATTCAATCTCTTGCTTTTGGAATAGTTCCCACCTAGGGTCCCCTTGGGGCCATTTGCATACTAATGCATAGCGCCCTTCAAAGTCTTTGTCTCGTTGGTTATAGATAGCGGTAGGGAACCATTTAATATCAAGCAAGGAGTCTAGGTTTTGCAACTGCTCCCGTACTCTTGCTTCGGTTAGCTCATTAGGT